AAAAATAAACCTTTACTTACATCTGGGTCTTCTGACCATAAATACTTTTGTTTAGTTATATCTATGGGTTTAAAATCTTTATCTAGAGTTTTTTTTTCGTTCTCTAATAGATCAGCTTCTTTGTTTCTTCTTGTAGGAAATTCATCTCCAAAATTTCTTAAATTAGCTAAAGCCGCTTCCCAATCTCCACTAGCCGCTTGTTTAATATAATTCATATCACTTCCATCAGTTCTTGTAAAAGAAGTACCGTGCTGAAAACCAACAGATACTAAAACTGTTTGTTGTGCTTCTGTTAATTCTTCAAAAGGTTTTACTGGATTGTGTTTATTATAAGTTGCTATAACTTGTTTAGTGTACCATTGATGAGATGCTTTATCTATTTCTTTAACCTGTTCATCAGAAATAGAAAAACCTTTTGATGCCTCTGTTGCTTCTGCACCAGACATTCCAAAGAATTTAGATAACAAACTTGTTGTTTCTTCTGATATTCCCATTTCTGCTAAGAGTTCAGCGTCCTTTTCTTTAAGATCAAATCCTGTTGCTAATGTAACACCAGAATCTTCACTTGGTACATACGCTTGTTTTACACCTTTACCCTCTAATGAGGAAATAAAATCCCAATTAATATTTGTAGTCATAATCTCCTTTAAAATTTATATATTTGTCCTTGTCCGAAATTTTCCATTTCTGCATCATTTAGTTTCTTCCAAAACTTGTCGCTCTTTCTTTTCTTTTTGTCTTTTTTCATTTTTAGTTTTAAATCTTTAGCTTTTTGTATTTCAGCTTTTTCTTTTATTTTCTTATTAACTTCATCTATTGGCACTTCTAACCAAACCATACGACCATCTTTGTACTCAACTGTTTCAGGTACATCAGTCATAAAACCGTCTTGGCTTTTAAAATAAAGAGTATCGCTTTGTGAATTAACAATTAACTCGTAGTCGTTTAAATCTATACCCTCATTAACATTTGGAGCTTTTCCTGCTACATCAATATTAGTTTCATCAAAGAAAAAACCAACCAAACTTGTTTCTTGTATTATTGATTTTTCTGTATTTAGTTTTTCTTGTAAAACTTCTATAGCTGAAACTTTAAAGGCATCATAGTTATCTTTAGTAACACCAAATTGATTTAATTTGTACTTACTAACGTAACGACCATTAACGTCTTCATAATACTTTTCTATAAAATCTTTAGTTTGATTGATGTAATTATCATTAACATCTGTATTAATATTTTTAAAATACTCGGCTATTGTATAGACAAGTTCTTTATTAGGAGCGTAAGCCATATTAGCTGAAAAACCACCCTCTAATTCAATTTTGTTAGCAGATGTTAATTGAGTAAATGTTTTAGTCATATTATCCATTGTGCCTAATTGTCGGATAATATCTTGAGGAGGTACTCCTGCTTTACTTAAAACATCTCCAATAAAGAATTTATATTTATTTTTATCGTTTTCTTTAAAGTACATACCAACTAAACCTCTTTGGTCTAGTGCCGCATAAACTTCAAAAGCAAGTTTAGCATCTTCTGTGTATGCACTACTTAAAGGTTTATCAAATAAATCTACTATTTGTGTTATGGGTTCATTTTTACCCATAGCAGGAATTAAAGTCATAGTAGCTTTTAAGAAAGCGTCCGCAGGTGTATCTCCTGCCGCTATATTTTTATTTTGTTCTTTTTCAAATGCGTTAGCACCAACTTCAACTCTATCTGATTTTTTCATACCAGTTGAAGCAAGTTTTCCATTCCACCAATCAACAGTATTTTTTTGAAGCTCTATACTTTTTCTTAATTTATCTACAAGAGCAACTACTCTATCTTGGTGTTTAGGATTATTAATTATTGCAGGTGTTCCATCTGGTCTACCTTGTGTAAGTATTTCAATAAATTCTGTTGAAAATCTACCATCTAAACTAGCATGAAGTTCAGCTTCAGCAATAACTATGTCATCAAAATCTGATAAAGATAAAGCAGGATTTTTGTTTTCCTTAATAGTATTAAACATATCTAAATATGTTTGAGACATATTATCTCTAAAGAATTGCGATTTTCTTTCTTGGTAATCTTTACCTAAAGTCATAGGCGGGTTAGCTTCATAAAAAGCTACCTCTAATGCTTGTTCTACTTGTTCTGGGATAGATTGTATTTGTTTAGAAGCGTTTGCAATTACAGTATATTTTAATTTATCTTCTTGTTTTTCAAACTCTTTAACATTTAACCATTTTCTTAATGATGCTGTTTGTTCATTAAAAGCTGATGCAAAAACTTCATCTCCCTCTACCGAAGCTAAAAACTTAGAGCTATACTCATCATAATGACTTCTCCAATCATAATTAGGTTCATGTCTTTTATTTAAGTAATCATCTTTAAAAGATGAAATCATTGAATCAACAGAATTAACTGCATACTGTTTGTGAGCTCCATACTTAGCCCAACCATTCATTATACTTGGAAAACCTTGTTTATGTGCTGTTTCTGCTTCAGCTAAAGTCATTCCATTAATTTTAGCTTTTCCTAATTCAAAATCTTTTTCTGCTTTTTCTTCAATATTCTTTTGAGCTAAATCTCTTATTGCAGGATTTATAGTTGCAAAAATATCAGCTAGTTCTTGCCAAGAGTTTTTACCAACTACTTGTGAAGTAGCTGTAGTAATGTTTCCATCTTGAGGTACAGGAGCGTTATCTATACCGACATTAACACCTATATCAGTTTGAATTTTAGCCATTAATAATGTTCTCCTGATTCATAATAATCATAATCAATTCCATCTAATCCAGTATCAGGTGGTTGATTATTCATATTCATAACCGCTATATCGGTAGCCGCACCAATAGCATAAGTCATAAAAGATGGTTTAAATGCTCTAGGTAAAGCAAATATTTGATTAGTAAATTTTCTATTCCAAGCTAATCTATTGTTAGAGTTAGCTAAGATATAATTTTCATAATTTTGATCTATTCTATTTAGATTTTTACCTGCACTTCTTTCTATGTCTCCAATAAGAGTATTGTAAATATTACCACCAATACCTTTTTCAAAGAATTGAACATTAGCCTTACCTAAAACTTTTAGTTTCTTTTCTTCAACATCTTCTTTTTGTGCTATTAACTGATCTTCTTTAACTTCTTTTTCTCTTATAAAAGCATTGTCTTTATAGATTGCTTCATTAGCTAAATTCTTTTGTTTAGTTTGAGAGGTGCTATTAATGTAATTTGCCTGTGCTTTATCCCCTTGATACTGCGTATAAGCTCCTAAAATTCTACTTGCGACATACGCTTCCATTGTGCACATATTATTTTTTCTTCTCCTTTAAAAATCCATAAAATAAAACATCATTAAATGTTTTTTCGTTAATAATTTTAAACCCACACCATTTAAGCCAAGTTAAATGAAGTTTGTTTCTACTGTCTATATAATTAAAGAGTATAGGAAACCTATCAGACATTTCCTCAACTCTGTTTTTACACTCCCTTAAAAATTTAATTTTAATCTTTTTAATTTTAGGTGTGCAAAGTAAAAATGGCGAACCAATGTTTTTATCATCAAGTGATGCCACTACTCCATAAACACCTGCAATTTCATCATCAACAAAAAACGATCTACAATAGTCTGTTAATTTAAAACCTTGTAGTAAAGTCTTTTCGATTTCTTCTGAACCAGTTTTAGTTATAAGTTCATTTTTATCTGGTTCTCTTAAATCTTTTGCTAATAATTTTAAATGTTTATTTGTTGTATTTATTTCATCTATTTTCATTAAGTTATAACTCGTTGAGCAAGAACAGAAAATACACCCTCCCACTCAGCAGATAGAAAATTACATGGAATATAACTATCTGAACTAATGAATATTACTGCGTCTTCGTTTTTACATTGAACTGGTATTTTAAAAGTACCACTTTCTAAATTTGGTGTTCCAAGAGAAAATGTACTAGAACCTAAAACATTACCAGTAAATTTATAAACAGATGTACTTCTAGCTAGTGGAGTAACACTAACTTCAAAGAAACCTGTATCTCCAAATACAACTGCCATCTTTTTAATTTGTAATCTTCCTGCATTTATAGTTGTTGCATTTCCAGAAGCTTTTTGCTCTCTTACATAAAAAGTAGGAAACGTATATTTAAAAGTATATTTTCTTCCAACTATAGCAGGATTAGCTGAATAATCTCCATCAGCAACTAAAGTAGTATTTGTTGTACTTGATAAAACTAAATTTCTTCCTTTTTGAGTAGAAGACCAAGCACCACCTAAAACAACTTCCATAGGTTCTGTTTCTTGATAAGGAAGTGTCCAAGTAGTTTTTTTAGTTGTACCATTATAAACACCTGTAAGTGTTTTCTTTCTGTCTAACAACACAGGAAAATCTAAACCAGTATCTTCCTCATTTGTTTTTAAATTCATTTTTTCTAGGTAAGTACCATCAGCTCTTTTAACTACTAGGTACAAATAATTTTGAATACACTCTCCATCTAATAAAACATCTCCACTTGCAAATGTGTATTTAGACCATGATCTCTGTAAAGCTTTTAAATTAGTATCAAAATAATATTTATAAACAAATAAATGATTTCTATTACCCGAAGCTATACCAAATAATGTATTTTCAGCAGAGCTTCCTTTTAATGCTAATAGACTACCATTAATATATCTAGGTAAATTAACTGTAGTATCTAACGCATCTTTAATTTCTGTATCAGTTGTAACATAATATTCTCTTACACCTGCAAAACTACCTCTTGTAATTCCAAAATAAATATTTTGTCCAAGACCTACAGGTCTACAAGTATCGTCAATTTCATATTCTGTTGTTTGGTTTACTGAAACAGTTTTAGCTGATAAAACTTCTTCTGTATCAAGAGTAAATTGAGTTTGATCCGAAAATAAAACTAACTGTTCATTAAATGGCACAGCATATTTTAAAATAGATACTTTGTTATGACTAACCGCTAAGTCAATCATATCATCATCAATTAGTGTAGTAACTGTTGTAGCCCAAAAAGTAAAATAATTTCCTGCTTTAGAAAATATTATATTTTCATCAGCTAACAAACCTAATCTGTTTCTATAAAAGAATATGTCATTAATTTTTCTACCAACAAAAGTTGGATCAGGACTTGTAGTTGTATCTCCTACTGTTCTTCCTGTAAAGTTTGGTTCAGTATAACTTGTGCCTGATACAGTATAACTAGAACCATCTGCTTGACAAAAACGAAAGTTTCCATCAGCAGTTCTAATTAAAACATGAGGCATTGTACTTGCATCAAAATTATTATCTAAAGCATCTTTAACAGTTTCAACCCAAGCAGTTCCGTCCCATTTTGCATAATAGTTGTCGTACTCAGTTCCTCCCTCTCCAACAACTTCAACCATAAAACCTGTGTAGCCTTTATATGGTAGGTCAGCAAAAGAATTAGTTTTATCTTTTACTAAAACTAAACCATCTCCTCCTAAACCATCTTTTATATCTGCTGTAAATGTTCCAGAGTTTTTAGAAAGATAAATTAAAGAGCCATCTAAAGAAACTGTATAGCCACTTAAATTTGAGTTTAAATCATTGTATAATTCTTGTGCTATATTAGATGTAGTAATTGAACTTGCATTTGACGCATTAGAATTATCTAAAGTTGTAAAACTTGCTTGAGTAACTCCATCAATTTTAATTTCATAAGTAGCTTTGTATTGTCCATTTTTTACATAAAATAATGCTTCATCTGGCCTAGCACTTGTTGTACTTCCAGACTTTGCAACTGTTTTAGTTTTATTAATTATAAAAGTATAATCAGCAACAGTAACTAAATTAAAATCATCTGTAGGTGCACTAGAAGCTAAATAACTTACACCATTAGGAGTAACAACTGTTTTATTGTTTCCTGCTAAATCATAAACTTTAATACTATTGTTATTTAAAAGACAAACGTATTGTTCAGAGCTGTCTCTATTAATAACATGGACTTTACTATTAGTTAAAGTATCAGTATTTAATTTTGCTATGTGTTCAGTAGGTGGTCTTTTACCTAAACCCGTAATAATATCAGAAAGACCATTTTCTTGTAAAACCGCTTGATTAGGTAGCTTTACTGTATCTGGTTGTTGTGAAACTCCATTTAAAAGATTTGGAATTGAATTTGAAATTAATCTTGCACTCATTATTCATCGTTAATTGTAGTTTTGTTCGGTTGATAATTACCACGATCAATAACTCTATAAGTAGAATAATTATCAAATATACTATGATCTCTAGTATCGCCCTCGTGTTCTTTTAAAGCCGCTAATGCTTGTATCTCATCAACTTGATGAAATTTATGTAAAGTTTCAGAAGCTAACATTCTATCTTGAAATATTCTAGCCGCTCTAATTGTAATATATCTTCTAGCTGTTTCTGGTATTTCTGTAAATTCTAATAACCAAGTTATATTAACTTTTACATCTTGAGTAATAGTATAAGTATGATTTTCTCTATCCCAAAGTTTTCTATTTCTTTCAACCAAATCTAAGTCTGCGTCTTGATGTGTGTTATCTACTCTTAGACAATTAGATGGTAAGACAATTTCATTAGAAGTATTTTTAGCAAGTTTATAATTTACATCTGTATTAAAATGCCAACCAACACTTTGTATTTCTCTAGATACATTATCTAGTATTTGAACAGCAATAGAAACATCAGTAGTAGTTGAAGATGTAATGGTGTTGACTGGACTTTCTCCAATCGAAGTAAGCATTACATTTATTGCTTCAAGTTTTGATGTTACTGTTGCCATAATTTAAAATTCCTATTAGTTAAAGAGAGGCGACCGAAGCCGCCTCCCAAAGATAAAACAACGTAAAATTAATTACGCAGTTTTAATTTCAATCGAACAGACTGGATTTAGAGGTGCATGACCCATAGCGTATTTAGCTACAACTAATGTACCTTGTCTTTGGATTTGGTAGTCCATTTCTGTACTTAAATCCATTAACTTAACTGTTCCAACTGCATTTTTCTGCCAAACACAACCAACAGTGTTAGTAAAGTTCCCTGCAAAATTTGTAGAAGAACCTTGTGCAACACCTGAAGTGATGTTTGTAGATGGTAAGTTGTTTGTAGGTACAATGTTAATACCTGCAACTTTTAATACTTTACCATCAGAGTAAGAACCGCTTCCGCCCCAATCTCTGTTAATTACAGTAGTAGCTTGAATTAGATTGTAGTAAGTCGCAGGGGCAACAGCACAATATCTGTCTTCCGCAGGGACATCTGCTTCATCTAATTTTTCTGCCGCATCGAAAATAGTAGCCGCCGCAGAAGCCGCATTAGTAGCGAAGTCAGCGTCAGTAAGTTGCGATCCCGCCGCTTGTGGCGAAAGTGCAGATGCTCTACTGTTTAAGATTAAGTTTTGATAAACGTGCTTGTCCATCTGATTTGCGAGTGCACGGCCAAGCTCTTTACTATAAATGGAACGTACATCGTAATGAGACATAGCTTCGTCTATCTTAGCGATAAACACAGGAGCGATTAATAAGTTCTCAATAGAGATTGTTCTCTCATTGTGAGTTATTGAACCACCTGTGATTTCATTTCCCGCAGTATGATAACTGGCCGTAGCTTTACCTACGATGGGAAATTGAGCACTTTTGCCAGAACTAATAGTTCTAACTAAGTGTTTGTCTAGGGTTGAGTTTGCTGTTTCAAAAGCAGTAATGACCTCTCCCGAAAATACTTTCAAGAAAGATGCTGTTGTACTACCTGAACCAGCGTTTTGCCCTATGTTTGATACAGTATAATTTGACATTATATATATCTCCTTTGTTTAGGGTTGTTGCTAATTGAGCGATAGTAATTTCAGTTTCAGAATTGTCCGTCCTCAGACGGGTTAAGTCTTACTTTTACTTGCTATTCTAGGACAGCAATTTATCCTAAGAATTCTATATTACTTTTGATCTTGCTACTTTGTCAGCAACCATTTTTCTAAATGCACTATCTGTAGCGTATCTAGGGTCTGACATATCAGCTTTCATTTGACCGACACTTTCATAAGCAGAACCAGTTGATTGTTGATTATCTCCTGTAGAAAGATTTGGTTCTCTTGTTTCAGCAGAAAATCTAGCATACATGCCTTTTATAGCAAACATAGCACTATCATTACTTTCATTTATGCTGTCGTTAAACTGCTGTATTTCTTCAGGGGGTAAATTATTTGTTACCCAATCAGTCATACTTTTATAATTTTCTTCGCCACCTGTCGCATTATAAGCGGTTTGCTCAAATGCTTTAGACTGAGCTTCCAAACCTGCTATGTAATTATCTACATAACTTTTAGGAAGTCCCATCTTTTCAAGAGTATTAAGAGTGTTTTCACTTAACTCTCCATTTTCAGTAAATTCTTTTTCTGCACTCGCAAAATCAAACTTACCTGCCTCAAGTGGTTTATCTTCTGTTTTTTCATTTTCAAAAGTTTTATCCTCTTGTCTTTCAGATAATTTCTTTTCTAATTCTTGATAAGATTTAACTAAATCTTCTTGAGTTTTAAATTTACCAAGTATAGGTTTTGGTTCTTCTGTTGATGGTGCTTCTTCTACTTTTACTTCATTAGCACTATCGGCTTTCTTAGACATTTCATCTAAGTATTCCTGTGTTTCAGTCTTTTCTTCGACAGGTATATCTACTTTTTCAACCATTGTTTCTCCTTATTAGTTTTTTTCCCTGTCCTTAAAGCTATCTCGAACCATACCCGCACCCTCTTTAACAATGGCAGGAGTATTTTGTTCCATCATAGCTTGTTGTTGCATAGCTTGTTGTTCAGCTTGTATTTGCTCAGGCGACTTAATAAGTCCCTCCATCTCAACACCTAGAGATGTTCCAACTCTTTTAACATACTCATCTAAATTTAAGTATGTCATTAGTTGTTCTGCAAAAGGTTGAAGCTGTTGAACAAACATATTCAATCTTTGTAAATCACTCGATCTACCTAAAGCTTCTAATCCTGTAACAATTTTAGGACGTACACTATCTTTAGGTAATGGTGGTAATGCTTTTTTCTTTTCCATTTGAAACATTAATCTGTTTATTAATGGAAGCTGTAACTCTTGTGATAATAAAGAATATAAACCGCCTAAGCTGTCGTCTAATTCTTTTGATACAAAATTAATTTCTGTTGCAGTAACTCTGTCATTATTTCTTTGAACAGATGTATTAAGCATAAAAGCAAACTGTAATCTTTCTTCAATAAGTTTCATTGTTTGAAAAGCAATATTAAAATCAGAAAACTTATTAACTTGAAGTGTAGTAACATCTTCTGCATTACCCTCTCTAATAGCACCGTTAGGACTTTCAGATAATGTTTTAAGCCTCGTACTACCGTTAGGTTTCACGAGAAAGAGAACCTTACTAGCCGCCGCAGAACCCTCTACTACTGATCTATATAAAGCTTCAAGACTACGAAGATCGCCAATATATTCTTCTATAAATCCTCTGCCGTAATCAGCATTATCTATAGAAGTATAACGTAACGGTATAAATGCGTTTTTATCTATAGGATAAGAACCTATAGAAGATGGAATAACTTGATCTTTAATTTCTTGGTGTACTAACCATTTTTTATTATTTTCTGATCGTTTAACACAAGTATAAATTTCACAACTATCTTCATAACTGTCTTTATCTTTTTCTCCTCCATCTATTAATGCTTTTTGTTCTTCTGTTAAAGCATTTGGAGCAACCATATCTTTAGTTATAATTTCTAAAACATTTCCAATACCATCTCTTTTAACGACATATCTATCTAGATGATATACTTTCATCTTTAAATCTGGGGTTACATATAATAAAACATTACCACAAATTAAAAGATGTTTAAGACTTTCAAATAAAGCATTTCTAAAGTTATTAACTTCCATTTCATTCATCACAACTCTTTCAATAGAGCTCATAGCTTTTTCAAATTCGCCTTTCATATCATCACGACCTGCTAATTCAGATAAAGTAAATTCATCTAATGTAAGTCTAAAGAATGCTTGATTTGGAGGAAGTAAAGCTAAAAGAAGTTTAGCAGAAAGATTATTGACACCTCTAGCACCAATACCTTGATATGGAGTGTATAGGGTCGTATGCTTGTTGTGATAATCACGAGGCATAATAGATGGGATTGTAAATTCTGCACTATCCCTAGCACGATCGAGAAACGGGTCTCTATTTGCTTCTAATGTAGTATACCGTGATTTTGCTGATTGGTATTTACTCATATATTATTTAAAATTATGGATTTGTTACGTTAGCACCAGTTTGAGTAGTTGTGCCACCAACTTGTAAAGGTATTCTTAAAGCCGCTTTACCACTTTTAGCCGCCGATCTAGAAACTTTAGTCTTTACCGTTTTTAGCTTTTTCTTCTGTTTTCTATTTTCACCGATATTAACTTCGGTTGCAGGAGGAGCTAAAGGCTCTGGTGGTGGAGGCAACTTCGGTCTTTTCATTACACACATATTATTTGATGTCTCCTATTACTTTTTTATTTAAGATGTTATTTTCGTCATCATTTAAAATTTGCTTTAAATGAGACACAACGCTTGATTGTCCAGATTTAAACCAAATTTGACGATCCGTGTCGTTTATATCGGGAGATTTATTAGGGAATTGTTTATCTAAATAATCAATTAATTCTTGAGTAATCATACGTTATATCCAAGAGAGCAACTATTTAGGTTGTATTTTAAGGGGAATTGGTACTACTTTAAGTACGTTTTTGGTGGGAATGACCATAGTATTACCGCCCTCAGCGATTACATACTTGCCATTTTTTTCGTCTGTTGTGAAATCAGATGCTAAGATAAAAGCATCTTCTGTTTTATTGATAAGAAATCCAACACTAATACATATTGTTGGGAGCATTTGTTCTATCGTAGGAATATCATTCCACGAACTGTCGGAGTTTGCATCTTCCCATAATACGAAGACAAATTTATACTTCGGGGGGTTTTGACTGATCCATTGTAGGATTTTCTTTAGGAGTTTCTTCATTTGTTTTTTCTTCCTCTATTGGTAGTTCTTCTAAAGTTGATCTAGTATCTTTCTGTTCAATAACAGTCCATTTAGCTTTATTACTAGGCGGAAATGATCTATCTAAATCAGGTGTTTTTGCATAAAACTCATCTTCTAACAAAACATCTACGGTCATGTATGTTTTTTTCTTCCATCTTTTGACTGTACTCATGCGTCTTGACTGTGATTATTATTAGCTTGTTGTTGTTTTTTATGTTTATCATTAATGGTGTCGTCCCATTTTTCTTTTTCTTTAGCGTGTCCATTTAATTTAATATTTATTATTTCACCACCAATCGCCATATAAGCCGCTCCATCTATATAATTGTCATCTGTGTGATTACCGTTTTGAGTTCTACCTATTTTAAATAGACTTAACATTAAAGCTACATCTTGTTCACTTATAGGTATATTTACTCTTGTTTTATTAGTTAAATAAGCAGACCATAATCTAGCAATATTTCCATGATTAACTACTATATCTCCGTGTTTTTTAGCACGATCATTCATTATTAAATCACTTGCTTTATCTAATATTTCTTTTCTGTTCATTTTCCACTCCATAGTATAGGTTGTTTCTTTTTAAAATCGTAATCAGTATTTCTTAAAATTCGAGCTAACCTTGCTTGTATTAAAGCATCATTTTCTGTTAATCCTTGTTCTTTAAAACAATCTTTAACAACATTCCATAAATTCTTTTTCTTAGTTAATGTTTTTTTAGTTTTAACTTCTCCATAAGTAGGAGCTCCTTTGTAATTATCAGTAGGGTCTCCAACAAGACATTGATAAAAGAAATTATAATCAGCTTGTTTTTTTGTTATTCCATAAAACTCCTTAGCGGTTGGGTTATAATGTAAACCTGAAATCTGATTTAAGTCTTTATCAATACTACAAATTATTTTATTACCTTTAATAATATCTGATGTAGCTAAAATTCCTAATATATCGTCAGCTTCTAATCTAGGTCTAATAAAACCATTATAGTTTTTGTAAATATAATCTCTACAAAATTTAAGTGTTAATGGTTTTCTTTGTTTAGTTCTGTTTAGTTTATAATCAGGGTAAATCTCTTTTCTAAAATTATCTTTATCACTAAATGCTGATATTATCTCTTTACATTGAGTATCTTGTTTTAAATCATGGTAATAATCTTTAATTTTTCTAACACAATCTTTTTCATCACTATGTAAAGTCCATATAGCAAATTCTTCTTTTTCTCCCCATCTAATAGGTTCTTCTGTAGAGAAAGCAACTTGATAAGCTACAACGTCTGCATCAACTAATAACGTACTCATTATCCGTTTCCTTTTGGTTTTATATTGTTTAAATTAACGTGAATTACATTAGCATCACGACTTTTGATTTTTTTTCTAAAATCATTAGCATCAAAATCTTTTTCTTCGTTTTCAATAAGTGGGAGTAATCCTAAATATGCTCCATGTTTTTCTATTGTTTTAAGAAAACCCGAAAGAATAGAACCAACTTGAACAGCAGGACTATTTAACATTTCTTCTGGTGTTTCTTTATCTTCGTACTTTTCAAAAATACTGTATTCTATTTTTTGGTTGTCCTCTTTTTTATCACTTAAAACTATAATAACTTGCATTTGAGCTCCTTTATTTTAGCCCACCAAGCATCTGCAATTTTATATAGATCAGTTGGGCTTTTAATATTTCCTTTTCTGGTATTACAAGAATGACAAATTATCCAAATATTATCTTTCTCATAACCTTTCGTTGCGTCTAATCTATCAACAGACGGCGAATTACTTTGATTACCTTGCGGTACTAAAACAGTTTGGCAACATGGACAATGACTAGGAGTTAGTTCTATAAGTTGATCTATAGTTAAACCACAATCATGTCCTTGTCTTAATCTTTGATTACATAAAGCATTTGAAGCCCACTTTCTCCATTTAGGATTAATGGGTTTCCGCCCAGTTCTTTCCGACACGGTATTCTGCTCCTAGAGGCACTCGTAATCTAAAGTGTTCCCCCGCTTCAATTATACTATCTACCGCTATCTTCCCAACTTCTTCGGCAATATCTGGTCTTGCTTCTATTTGAAATTCATCATGTATGTTTGCAACTACAAACGCATCTTTTCCTTTTAATTTATTCCATAAAATAATTAATGCTTTCTTCATAATTATTGCGGCACAACTTTGGTTCAACGCATTTAACGCAGAGTGTTGTGATCGAATAGTTAATATTCTTTTATCAATAGCTTTTAGATAACCAACGGTTTCTAATTTATCTATAATGTCATATTTAAGTTCTTGTAAGAAAGGTAATACTTTATTAAATTTATTTAAAACTTCTTTTGCTTCTTCCATTGAACAATCAAGTATTTCATGCACCCGCCGAGATGACGCTCCGTAAAGTACCGCATAAAGAATTGTCTTTGCTAATGATCTAGATTTTAAACCTAAGTTCTTTTGGTTGTAAGTATGTATGTCGCCATTTAAAATTAAATCAACATAACCTTGTCCACCTGTATAGTTATAAATATAATGCCCTAAACTTCTTGCTTCAATTCCTGAAGCATCAGCACCCACCATTACATAACCGCTTGTAGGTACAAATAATTCTCTACATTCTTTACCATAAGGAGAATTTATACTAGGCACTTGCTGTAAATTTGGACTACGACAGCTCATTCTTCCAGTCGTAATGTTAGTAATATAATTACTATGTATTCTTCCATCTTTAACTACTTTTAGCCAAGCGTGTTTTCCATCACTTAACATACCTAATCTTTTCTCTATTAATAAATACTCGTTAAGTTCTTTAGCTTCTGGATAATCTAAATGTTCTAAAGTTTCCTCATCAACTATAGGTAATCCTGTTTCAGAAAACTTTTTAGGTTTCCAATCTCTAAGTTCCATAAGTCTATTTGATATTTGTTGGCGACTTGATGGATTAAATTTCATTGTTTTAGATTTCCTAACGGCAACACCTTTTTTATATCCAAGTTTTTTATTATTAACTTTAGGAATAAACTCTCCTAAATCTACTTGCCAATCTGGAAATCTTTGTTCTAAACTCAATCTTAAATCGTGAGTTCTACCTAATAATATAGAGTGTAATTCTTGAGCTTTACTTACATCAAAACCAAAACCTTTGTCCTCTTGTAGTTTTAAAATGTTAGCAACTTCATGCTCTAATTCTATACTTTCTTTACTAAATCCTTTTTCTAATAATTTTTTATAAAGTAATGAAGTTAATTTTACATCTTGAATACAATACTCAAGCATATCTTCATTAAATTCTTTAAAATCATGTACCTCAGCATAATCGCCTTTATAAAATTTTAATCTCTGTCCCCATGCTTTTAAACTATGTCTACCGACAACAGATTTATCAATGTGATTGTTAGCTAACAATTTAAAGTCTACGCTGTTGGCTATGTCTGGGTAGATAAGACGACTAAGGCATAGAGTATCGTGTACTAACTCTGGATTATGAGAGTAGTTGTACAAACGCTTTAAGACAGGGAGGTCATATTTAATTACGTTATGTCCCACGACTAAGTTGTCAGCTAACAAATCAATACCTTTCGGTATATCTCGTCCAACGAACGAAATTTCTTTTCCATCTTTTTGCAATACCAAACAATGCACCTTAGTTGGATTGAAACCATCAGTTTCTATATCAAAAATTATTGGTTGTTTCATATTCTTGTAATCTTCCTGTGTCTGGGTTGTATTGCAGAGTAGTTCCAATTCCTGTAATTCCTGCAAATCTATTTTTTAAAATTCTTACTAAAGTCTTTTTTCCGTTTTCTTGATCTGAAAGTGATCTCTCAACACCGACACAAATATCGCTTAGTTGAGCAATACTAGCACTACCTCTTAATTGTCCAAGTGAAGTTTTTAAACCATCAGTATGATCTTTATTACCCTCTGGTCTTTTTAAATGTGAAATAATTATAACACCAATATTTAATTGTTCTGTTAATGCTCTTAATCTTGTCATTAACAAATCAATAGTTTTTCTTTCATCATTAGTTTCTAATCCGCTAACGATAATTGATATGTGATCTATAAATAAATATTCTATATCTAGTGCTTTTGCAAAATATTTTATTTTATTAAGAATTGTATTTTCTTCTACTGATCCCCAATGGTCATATAAAAATACATTTCCATTACCTATTGTTTCTTTATAAGCGGTTTCTAGTTCTAGTTCAGATACTTCTGATCTATCTATGTGAATAGGTTTGTTTAAATGTAATCCTAAAATCCCCTCACAAGTTCTTTTTAAACTTTCTTCTAAAGAGATGATTCCTATTCTTTTTCCTTTTTTAATTAAATGATAAGCAATTTCCTTAGTCATAAGCGACTTACCTATGCCGCTACCACCACATATAGTTACAATCTCTCTTTTTCTAATACCAAATAACTTTCTATTAAGCCCCTCATAAGGATAAAATGCAGTAGCTTTTTCATCTTCTTTTTTAATTACTTCCCAAAGTTCTTCTCCCGCAACTACACCATCTGGTCTAAATGTTTTTGCCTCCCACATAGCTTTGACTACTTCACTACCTAAACCGCTTACTAACATTTCGTTTACGTCTTTAAGTTCAAAGTTTGCAATCTTAGCTTTTCCTACTGACAGGAGCTCTGCACATTTGTTAGCCGCTTCTAATCCCGCATCATCTTGGTCAAAAAAGAAAACTACTTTTTCAAAACTCTCAATAAATTCTAATTGTTTCTTAATTGCTTTTACTGCACCATTAACCCCATTTGGTATTCCACAAACGGGGTAACGATGGTTAAACAACTGAGAGAGGGATATACTGTCAACTTCGCCCTCACATAAACACAATATTTTTCCACCTCCATTCCAGAGGTTTTGTCCATAAAGTGTAGCTTGGGAAATGTCGCCAGTTGTTTTAAACTCTTTGTTTTTAAATCTTAACTTTTGAAATACTGGTTTTTTATTTTTATCGTAATAAGTTGCTACTTGAACAGGTTCTTTATTAATCTCACCAACTTTGTAATCCCACTTTCGACAGCTTTCCATTGTGAGCTTTCTTTTAGGTAAGCTAATTGCTTGACCTTGCACCAAATCACTAAAATAAACATCTTTAGATACATTCCTATTACTTGTAGAATTGTTGCTAGAATTGCTAGTAGTATTACAGACGAAACAATGAGTGTGTCCATCAGAATACAAAGCCATTCCATCACTTGACGGGCAATCCGTACACGGTAAGTGTTTAACAAATTCACTATCATTAGTCGTCATATCCCGCCTGTCTTCCTGCGTTTAGGCGATCTTTTTCCATCTTTTCAAATTTATTATTTGCTTCAGATAATTTTCTCTGCAACACTCCATT